TTCCATTGCTGCTTTACCCACAATATATCTTTTAAGTGGTGCTAAATCAATAGTAATCTTTTTAAATAACTCATCCATATTTTAGAAAATCCTTATAGAAATCGAATCCTCAGTAAAATAAATATACTCAGGACCATATTGTAGTAATTCTTCTTGTGTAAAATCATTTACATTATTAAAATTAAAAAATATACTTGACTCGGGTTTTACTAATCTACAATGTTCAACGCCGCTTATTCCTTGAACTATATCAATAATTTCTGAACGATAAATATTTGCATTAATTCCAAATCTACTAGTAAACGATTCAACAAGTGTTTCTCGAATTTCCTGTGTTAAGTCCCCCAAAGTTCCGGAATATGATTCTGAAGTAAAAACATCAATTTCTATTTCTAATGGTATATTATATGATGGAACAATCCAACCAATATCTGAATATAAATATTTTAAACCTTTATTAGTAACATATACCATCTGTTCAGTTTTAGGTTCAGTAAATACCCATGTCATAGATGTTGCATCTATTAAAGTAGCAATATTATTTTGTTGATTTTCCCAACTATCCATTCCTTTACAAACAATATATCTATCGCCTACTATTCCATATGTAGGAGGGTCACATAACAGATCTATAACAGGTAATAAATCTACTTCGTTTAGTTGCATATTTTCAAGTTTACCTGTTGTATTTGCAAATTTAAAATTTACAAAATCTGTTAGCATTCTATAATCTTTAAATGTCATTGTTGTAAGCATAGACTGTAAAATTTGACTTTCAAAATCTTTCTGAACAATACTGTCATAATAACTCTTACGAACAACAGGAATATCATATACAGTATATGAAGTTGAATCATGAGCTACTACATTAGACATTTCAAAGTCATCTAGAGGTAATCTGAAAATAAATTGTGATGAGTATTGAGCAATTGATCCTTCTACTGGATGTGTTATAGTGAAGAAATATGTCAAATTTCCTTCTGGAATTACATTATTATTAGGAAAAACTAAAACATAAGATGTACCATCATTAGTCATATTATAAGAAGAACCAGTTTCAGAAATTGTCATTTTACATTCTGTTGATATTGAATCAGATTCAGTAGATTTATAATCTAATTTATATGTAGCTTGTAAACCAGATCTTGTAACAGTTAAAAGATCAATATATAGGTCATAATCTGAACCATAACTTGTAACTAATGTAGGAATATTTTCAATCTTAAATAAAATATACATATATTCAGCAATCGAATTTAAAATATCTATCTCCATATCAAAAACTGTATAATAGTCAATAGAATCTTTAGTAATTACTGTTTGACGTGGAATGAAAGTATCAGTAAATGTCTCATATACATTTCTCGTCGGAACTAAATCTGACGCAAATAATATAATTGAAAATAGAGAAATTTCATTTACTTTAATATCAGATCGTTTTAATACAGGAAGAGAATTCTGACCAATTGGTGAGTTATCAATAATAACATTTGTATTTATATAATCATTTTCACTTACTAACCTTTTTAACGCTGTCAAATTAGTAATTGCATTTTGTCTAATTAGTTCTAATGATTCTTCATCTTCACCTCCAAATGCTGGAGACGGATTAGTAATAGTATAATTTACTATTTGTGTTATTCCAGAAAGAGTTGTATTATAAATTCTTTCACCTGAGTTGATTGAACCAGCAATTACATTTCCAACTGCTCCATCGGTAAGTTGTAAAGTAACTCTTACTGTAGAACCAGCTTCTGGTTGATATCCAATTAAACCATTTCCAAATTGTAAACTTAGACCTGTATCAGTTCGTCTTGAAACATATCCTTTTGTTGTTTTATCCATTAAAAACAAACTAGCAATTTCTGTGTAAAGTTGCCAAGATGTTGACCCTACTGGTCTTACCTCTACTATTTGTGATGAGATCTGACCATAAAAAGGTACATCTAAAGAAACAAATTGATATTGTTGAAGATCTTCAGACACTTGAAATTCTTGTTGAGATGAAGAAGTTTGTCTAAAAGGCATAACAAAAAGAAATTGATTGGACTCAATAGTTACAGGAAGATTATAAGTTCTATTCCCTTCTCTAACAACAATTGATACTTGTGAATTATTTATTATTGTTATAGTTGTAGTATAGTACGTATTAAAATTAATTCCACCTTCTGCCGTAATAGACCAGTTTTCTCCAATTGTAAATGTTACAGTAGGATCTTGAAATGTTAATGGGACTGTAAAAAGTATATTAACTTCCGCTGAAGTTGCTTTCTGTGCATTATAACCAAGAAATGCTGCCAAATTATAAATAGATGATGGAAGTTGAGCTTGAGTTAAAAAGAATTCCCTATAAGCAGAAATTTGATAAAACAACAAATTGCTAGTATTCGTTGAAAGAACTTCAACTAAAAATGATAAAAATGAGGACTTTGTAAGATCAACATTTTCTAATTCCATATACTGTTTAAGTAGAGTGATAATCTGATCTCTTATTTGGTCACGAGATTTATAAACTTGATATGAAACAGTATCATCTGACATTTTTATTCTCCGCTTAACAAGGAGCAACAATATTATTTACAAAATAATAACCGCTCCGTGAATCATATAAATTATTTTTAGTTATTTCTCTTATATCTTCATTCTTTGCTAAAAGTTTAGTTAAAAATTGTGCATCTGGAATAGTATGAATTTTTTTATCATACTCAAAAAAGGTATATGTTTCTGTTATTTGTTGCTCTAATTGCGTAAGAGTAACGCTTTGTTCAATATGTACTTTCATTTTCCAAAAAAGTCTATCAGCATTAACTGATTTTTCAACTCCACCAACATTGAAAACTGGATACACATCGTTTGTTGGTCTTAAGTATGCTTGTTCAAATTTTATTTTATCATTTGGTAATGGCGTAAATCCATATGAACTTGGAATAACTAATGTTGAGTCATTTTCTTTAACATAACCAACGTCTTGTGCATCAAAAGAAGTACTAATTTCTTCAATATAATAAACTGGAAGTAAAAGTATTTTATTCCATTTAACACCTGAATATTCACCAACTCGATCATATGAGCCAGCAAATATTTTTTCATCTTCCCAAATAGTACTGGCTACATCAATATGGTAAAAAGTTGTAAGGAAAGCAACTACATCTTTACTATAAAAATCATATATTAAATGTTGATATTCATGAATATAATCATAAATACGTTGAAATTTTTGTGTACTCATTTAAATTCCTTATGCTGTCAATAATGATTGGTTTCCTTCTTGACCTAATATAGTACTATCATCAAATTTAACAGTTAATGAAGCTTCTTCTCCTTCATATTCTACTAAAATATCCACTGTAAAACCTTTTCCATTTGACATCAATGAAACAGTAACGTCATTAATTGTTGCTCGATTATCATAATAAGCTAATCTTTGTTGTATCTCATCTTTAATTCTCTCAACAGTAGAATCATCAACTGGATCAAAAACCATTAGATATAAATCACTACCATACTCAGGATCATGTAAATAAGTTCTTCTTGGAGTTAGTAAAATATTATTCCATGAGTTTATAATAACATCAATTTCTTTTATTCTTTTAAAATCTCCGCTAGAAGTAATTTTTGGTAGATAGTCATAAATAATAGCGTCTGAACCAACAACTTGCTCTCTAAATCTATTTAATAAATTTGCCATTACCCTGATACTCCCTCAAATACACAATATAAATATAACTCATTTAAATATTTTGAAATTGCACTCATTATTTTCCGACCTCCTCAAGAATCATTTTTCGTTTTTCCTCTTCGAGGTCACTCTTCCACTTAAGGTAATCGTAGAACTTCTTGACAGGCATTTTAGTAACATCAGAGTATGATTGCTTACTCATTTCCATACAAGAGTAAATATTTTTATCAAGAGTTTCACGATATTTATTAATTGAATTAGATTGAGTGCACCATACGAAAAAAGTTGTCCACTAAATCAATATCAATTTCATCAGTTTTACCACAATGAATACAAGTACTAAGCATCTTTAATGAGATTCCATATTGTCCAAACTCTTCTCTAAATCTTTTATAAATTGCTCTTTTATCTTTTGCAGGTAAAGACTTGTAACCATCCATTATATCTTCTCGGTCTGAATATATTTCTGTATCTGCTTCATCGGGTTGATACTGAAATTTTGTAATGATTAGTGTCTCCATTAAAAGATCCATATTATCTGATCTAGCTCCACCACTTTGAAAATGTAACATCTCATCAAATAGTGTTGGTTGTTTGAAAAAAGCTGTAACATTTTTCGAGATTGGTAGGGTTTCATGGACTTCTTTTTTGAGAATATCATCTCCAGGATATGGTTTCATACTGAACGTGGATGATGCCTGAACTGTAACTGGATATTGCTTTCTACATGACATACAAAAAACATCATAATTTCTAATTTCTTCATAAGTAATATGATATAAACCATATAGAAGAGCATCGCGATCTTTTAATGTTGTATTCCTTAAAAATACATCATAACTTGTTATAATTTCTGGTTTTTTTGTTAGAGCCTCATAAATACATTTATTAAGATGCTCATTAATTTTAATTTGTGATAACAAACTTCCTTTTAATCTTTCTTCTTCCTGAACATTCAGCGAACGAATATTATATGACAAATTTGTCTGCGGTGTGATCACTTCATATTCGGGATATTTTATATCAAATCCTTTAAACATTTGTGTCTATCTCCTTTCTTTTCGTTTTTATTTAGATTGTGCTTTGTTTAATTTAGCTTTTGCTTTCGCAATTTTTGAATTAACTGAATCTCTACACTTACCCGGATTTTTAGCTGAGTCACAAGCTTTTATTCCATTTTGTAGTGCTCGAACTTTCATCTCAAGTCCATTAATTGCATATTTTCTCATACATGCTTTCTTTAACTCAGACGAGGCTTGCCCCTTACATGCTCTAGCAGCTTTACTAATATAAGACTTATATAATTTAGTAGCAACTAAAGAAACTAAAGCAGCCATTACAAGAGCAGCAACTGGAGCGCCATGTTTTATAGCAGTTGTAGCTTGATCATATGCAGTCTTCCATGCGCTATAATCAGCATGAGTAGAAACTTTAAAATCTCCAAAACCTATAGATTTAGCTGGTTCAACTCTATAATTTGCCCACATACTAGCTAGTTTCTTTACCCAACCAGTTGAAGATGTCTGCCCTGTAACTCCAACTTTACTTGCCTTTCCTATAAATTCACCACCTTTAGTTAATATTTGGGACATATCTGAAGCTTCAAATAATTTTTTAACAAATTTCTCTTCTTTTTCTTGTAATTTTGGTTTACATTTTCCTGACAATAATAATGCCATAATTTGTTCTTCAGAAGCTTCCTTAACAAACTTACCTATTTGTAACTTTTCATCTTTTGTTAAATTATCATGTAAAAGAATATATTGATATGTAAATTCTTTCAGAAATATTTTACTCATCTCTTAGATCCTCTTTAGTAATAATATTATGTAGCAGAGTTAACTCTATCTCCATATTGTTCAATAACATTTGCTTTAATTGCATAAACATTATCAGCAAATGACTGACATTTTGTTTTTACCCAATCTTCATGCCAAATATAGTCAACATGAAACTCGATTTCTGCATCTAGACGCCCAACTGTTTCTACATCACTAGTAAATAAATCTTGTGGATCTTTAGTTGGAAAAACTCCATCATAACATGCATAGTATTCCACTGTCTTAGCATCAGGAGCTGTAGTCCAATAATACATTAAACAGGCATATGTGGATTTTGAATAACCACCTAACTGTTCAGTATCTATAAGATTACTTGTTCCAGTTCTATAATCTCTAATCATTTTTATCCAACCATGCATAATATTTAGAATTGGAGTTCCATTAAATTCTAGAAACTTAACAGAAACAGAATTGCCGTAATCAATATTTGCTGGGACTGCCCATTTAATTCCACCGAGTCCAGTAAATTCGACTTTATTTAATGTTCCACCTGGTGGAGTAACTGAAAGACATGCACCAGCTAAAAGATTTTGAATAGTACCTACATCAGGTAATGATGCATAAAGCGGTAAATTACTGGGTATTTTTGAAAAATGTACAAAATGATAACCAGTAACATATGGATCAGCAACTCCAGCAACTGTTCCACCAAAATTTCTTGTTAGTCGATTATTTGGCACATTTACAAATGAATTTTTTATAGCCATTATCCTTGACCTCCTAAAATACAACCTTGTTGAACTTTCTTTGATAAATTTCCAGTACTACATTCAGTACCAGTTTTATGTCCATATTTATAATGACATTCTTTACAACATGAAATTCCATTATCAGGATCTAAAGCTAAATGTGGATGAGTTTTCACTGGTTTTTCATGGTGAGCATTAATAGCTTTTTCTCCACAATATTGACATTGATAACAATCTGATTCTAAAACTTTTTGTCTCCAATCTTGATATTCTTTACAAGTATATGGTTTTTCAGTATCTCTAAAAGGATCATTTATTAAATTAAATAAAGGACATTGATTTTTACATTTTTCTGAGCAATAGAAATAACTTCCTTCTGTTCCAGATGGTTTTTCAAGATTTCTAATTCTTTCAAATATTTGACCTCTAGTTGGTGTAAACCAACCACCTCTCTCTTTTGAATTTGGACAATTATGATTTTTGCAATGAACTTGAATTTCTTTTTCTCCTGGTTTATCTGGATTATATCTCATTTCTTCTATTTGTGAAAAGAATGAATATCGTTTTTTAATCTTTTCTAAATCTAAAAGTTTTTTATATCTCATTTTTCTTTTGATTCTCTTCGTTCTTTCTTTCCCATATATCTCTTCATACTTTAAACCTTTTTTAGAAGATTCTTGACCAAAATGAGATTTAGATATATTTTTTATTTGTTCTTTAGTTCTTTTTAAACCCTTTCTTCCTTCACTGCTTTTTCTAATTATTTCTGGACAAGATTTTGAAGAAGGGTGACAACATAATTTTCCATTCTTCAACTGATGATTTGCTTCTAACCCACACCCATAACTACACAATTTAATCATTTCTCATCCTTTCTTTAATAACTTTTAAAACATCTTCCCAATTTCCATCTTTTATAAGAACTACTTTATCATCAATATAAAAATCAGCCGCTAATTTTTCAGCAGTAATTCGATCAAAATAAATTTCATTATTATTTAACCAAGTTTCAATATTCGATATTTGCTTTATATGGTCATCACCTGTTGCTAAAGCATTTTCTCTTGAGGCTCTAGTAGTAAAAATTACAATTTCATAACCTTGCTTTTTTAACCAATTAATACTTTTCTTAGCTCCCTTAAACGGGTCATCATAAATTGAACCATCTTGAAAACCTTTTGAGTACTTATGAATAGTACCATCAAAATCAATCATCACTCTTCTAAACTTAATTATTTCATTTTCATTTGGATAACTAACTCTTATAACTTTCTTCTTTTTTTTATCTTTTGGAAATGAATCAATAGCAAAATTACCAACTGCTTCTACTGATTGAATTTTCTCTAGATAACGTTTAAGTGTCATATCAAATACCATTAACTTATAAACTTTAAGATTTATATTTTGTTCTTAATTTCAGAGGATATCTCGTTACTATTTAAGAAATTCAAACTATATATATAAATTACTGAATAGGAATTTCTTTAATTTTTTTTAAAACCAAATTTGAAAGGAAAGTTTATGTCAAAAAAATCAGTTTTAATTTTTACAAAAAAATTTAGTAATGACAAATACGAACTTTTATTTAATGAAATTACAGGGTTTGAGATTTTAAGAGGGATAAATGGTTTTCCAGATCCCTTCTCTTTAGAACTTCCATCACTACTTGATATTGGAATAATGGGAACATGTCAAAATAAATGTAAATTTTGTTATCAAGGTCATATCAATAGACCAAATATGAAATTAGATGATTTCAAAAAAATAATAGATCAAACTAAACATCATGTAAGTCAAGTAGCATTAGGAGGAAGAGGAGATCCTAACAAACATGAAAATTTCAAAGAAATTTTAGTTTACTGTCGAGAAAACAAAGTTGCACCAAATTACACAACAAGTGGAATTAATTTAACAAAAGAGGAAATAGAATCCTCAAAACTTTGTGGAGCAATTGGAGTTAGTGATTATGGAAAAGATCATACCTTCAAAGCTATAAATGATTTAATAGAAGCTGGAATAAAAGTTTGCATACATCTAATATACTCAAAAGAATCACATGATAAAGTAATTCAAATTCTTAATGGTAATGATGTGTGGAATGGAAAAGTCAATATAGATAAATTATTTTCAGTTTTATTCTTATTATTCAAACCACAAGGATCAGGAAAAAATTTAGATTGGAGTCCAACTGGTATGCAATTAAAAGAATTTTCTAAACATATATTTAAACCTAAAAGCAAGTTTTTAGTTGGTATTGATAGTTGTCTGGTTAATAAAGTTCTGTATTATGAACAACCAGATAAAATACAATCTCTATCAATAGATACTTGTGAAGGTGCTAGACAATCAGCATATATAACTCCAGATATGAAAATGATGCCATGTAGTTTTGCAAATCCAGAGTTTTTTGCAATAGATATTACAGAAAATCAAGATATCTATAATATATGGAATCACTCACAAATTTTTAATAAATTTAGAAACCAACTACTTACTAACCCTAGAAAATGCCCACTTTTTTAAAAGGAGATTATTCTATGAAAATTAAAAAATCTTTTATAACAAACTCCTCAAGCTCAACTTTTATTATAGTATGGCCAAGAAAAATTACTACTATAGAAGATGTTGAAGAGTTTATTGACAAGAAATATGCAAAAACTGTATTTAATGATGCAATATCTTCAAGAGCTATGTCAAAAAATGCTCCAGATACTTTAATTTCAATTTGTAAAGAATTAGAAGATGATGTATTGAACTTTGGAAGTGGTTATGAGAGAATGATGACTAATTTTTGCAGGAGAGAAAATATTACAAAAGAAAAACTAAACCAAAATTCTGAGTGGTATAGAACATTTATAGATAAGTTACAAACGAAAAAACGAGAATTAGCTTATGAAAAAACTAAACAATTTTTAGAAGGAGTTTTAAATGACAATTATATTTATATACTTTCATATAGTGATGATAACGAGTATTCTGCTGAAATGGAGCACGGAAATATTTTTTCAAACCTTAAGTATATTAGAATTAACCAACACTAAGGAGAAAAATATGAATATGAATATTGATAATGCAGTTGATAACGCTAAATTTAATTTAGTTGAAAATTACTTCTTGGTGGAATTCGTTTCAGTACCACCAAATTTTGATATTAGTAATTTTTTAACTCTACGTGAACAAGTTGGTCAATTTGATATAAATCAAGTTGAATTAAATCAAATTAAGAAAATTGCAGATGCTATTAAATTTTCACCAGTTGTTAGTTTACTAAATAACGCTTTATTAAATCCTGTAGCAGGTTTCTATCTTTTATCAGTCTTAGATGAATTAGGACTTGTTGTTAAATCTATTACAAACCCCCTACGAAAAAGTGGGGAAGAATATAAAAGATTCATAAAAAGATATAATGAAAATAGTAAAGAAGGATATTTAACTTATATTAGGGGGCAAGAGACGAAACGAGTTAATATTATAATAATTAATTTATTTCAAATGATGAACCAAAACGTAATTGATGAATCTTTAAAAATTGCGAACGATTTACAAAAATATCAGATTGAAGTGGATAAAAAATTAAAAGAAATTGGGAATTTAGATTAGGAGATAAAAATATGATCTGTCAACGATGTGGAAAATGTTGTTGTACTTCTATGCTTGTTACTATTCATCCAGATTTTGTTAAAGAAAATTTAAACATAGATAAACTTCCAGAAGAAGCATTTTTATGTGTAAATAACGAACCATGTCCTCATCTAACTTGGGATGGAGACATAGCAATCTGTAAAATTCATCACTATAACTGGTATAAAAAACTCCCTTGTTATAGTCATGGTCAAATAGAATCTAATATAAATGAACCATGCAGAACGGGAGTTTGGATAAGAAAAAATAAAATAAATGTTAAAGAAATTTTTTGTAAGAATACAGAAGAAAATAATAAAATAAATATTTAAATTACAAATATAAAGGAGTTATACATAAATGATTTGTGATAACTGTTTAATAAAATCAATATGTAAAAATGGCTGTGAAGAACTTTTAAATTATATAAATTCAAGTAAATTAGTAATCGAAGACTTTTCTAATCACGAAAATTTAAGTTATAGGTTAATGAGTTTACCAACTTTACATACTATAACTATAAGTTTAAATTTGGATAAAAAAATAACAATAGAAGTAAATAATCTTCAAACTCGATGGAATAAAAATGGTCAATATCATCGAGATGATGGCCCTGCTATTGAATATGCAGATGGAACTAAAGAATGGTATAAGAAGGGTAGACTTCATCGAGAAGGTGGTCCTGCTATTGAACTTGCAAATGGAGATAAACGTTGGTGCAAAAATGGTAAATACCACCGAGAAGATGGTCCTGCTATTGAACTTACAAATGGAGATAAACGTTGGTTTAAAAATGGAAAACTTCATCGAGAAGATGGTCCTGCTATTGAACTTACAAATGGGAGAAAAGAATGGTATAAGAAGGGCAGACTTCATCGGGAAGGTGGTCCAGCAATTGAATATTATAATGGAATTAAAGAGTGGTGGTTAAATGGAAAAAATATTAGAGGGGTTATTATAAATGATTTGCGATAACTGTTTAATAAAAACAATATGTAAAAATGGCTGTGAAGAACTTTTAAATTATATAAATTTAAATAAATTAGTAATCGAAGACTTTTCTAATCACAACAATTTAAGTTATAGGTTAATGAGTTTACCAACTTTATATAATATAAGTTTAAATTTGGATAAAAAAATAACAATAGAAGTAAGCAAAGTTAGAACTGAATGGAATAGAAATGGTCAATATCATCGAGAAGATGGTCCTGCTATTGAACATGCAAACGGAACTAAAGAATGGTGGTTAAATGGTAAACCCCATCGAGAAGATGGTCCTACTATAGAATATGCAGATGGAACTAAAGAATGGTATAAGAAGGGTAGACTTCATCGTGAAGATGGTCCTGCTATCGAATATTCAGATGGGAGAAAAGAATGGTGGTTTAATGGTTCAATTCATCGAGAAGGTGGTCCTGCTATTGAATTTGCAAACGGAAATAAATATTGGTATAGAAATGGTAAATATCATCGAGAAGATGGTCCTGCTATTGAACATAGAAGTAAGCAAAGTTAAAATTGAATGGAATAAAAACCGCAAACTTCATCGAAAAGATGGTCCTGCAGTTGAAGAAATAAATGGAGATAAAAGTTGGTATAAAAATGATTTACTTCATCGTGAAGATGGTCCTGCTATTGAATATGCAAGTGGAACTAAACAATGGTTTAAAAATGGAGAACGTCATCGAGAAGATGGACCAGCAGTTGAATATTCTAGTAGAACTAAAGAATGGTATAAAAATGGAAAACTTCATCGAGAAGATGGACCAGCAGTTGAATTTATTAGTGGAACTAAAGAATGGTGGTTAAATGGAGAACGTCACCGAGAAGATGGTCCTGCTATTGAATTTGAAAATGGAGATAAACGTTGGTGCAGAAATGGTAAACTACATCGAGAAGATGGTCCTGCTATTGAATTTGCAAATGGAACTAAAGAATGGTATAAGAAGGGTAAACTACATCGAGAAGATGGTCCTGCTAATCGAATATGCAGATGGAACTAAAGAATGGTGGTTAAATAATAAACTTCATCGAGAAGATGGTCCTGCTGTTGAACTCGTAAAGAGTCACTTTTAAAGGAAATAAAGTGACTCTTTACTTAGGTTTAATTATTGAATATAAAAATTAAGTTCAATTTGTTCAACAACCCTTGTTGGTTGTAAAGTAATATTAACATGGAATTTTTTGGTTTTCTTTTCGTAATCAGTAGCTCCTACATCAATAGAATAATTATCTAACCCTCTTCTGTTTTTTATAACTTCTAAGAATTCTACAATCGCACCCGACACTTGACCCCACGTAATTTCGTCATTTTGTTCAAATATAAAATTACGACAATATTGTTCGATAGCTCTCTTACAATAAAGAACTAATCTTACAATATTTAAATCTTGTAATGCACTAGCTTTTGCTTGTGATGTTAACTGACCCCAAACAACATATCCAGCAGCAAATTTTACAATTGGATTTAATTGTTTCAAGTACATTTGATCTCTCTGACCTAATCTTGGATTATATCTCAATTCTTTAATAGAGTCAATAGCTGCTCTTTGGAAACCAGCAGCAGCATACCAAATTTCTGCAACATTATCATTTCTTGGAATCAAATAAGACATATGATAAATTGGTGAGAACCAAACATCTTCTCCAGTAAATGGATCAGAAACTTTACTAAATGACTCATATAAAGCCACAAAATAATTATTATAAGTATGATTATTAGTTCTTCTAGAAATAGCTAAATTAACAGATGAATTATCACCATTATCTAAAATTCCAACACAGTCTCTACGAGTTTGACATAAAGTACTTATTGCAGTCTTAACATCTGTTGGATAACCTGCGTCATAAACAAGAGTAAAATAAATACTTTCTGGGTCTAAAATTGAGTCATCAATTAGTCCAGAATAACCTGATTCAAGAAGACTTTCAGCTTCAGCCGTATCTAAAGTTCCATCAACACTTCTTAAACTTCCTTCAGATCCCTTTCGTAATGGCTGTGGTTCTGAAGATGTAAATACTGAAGCAACACTTGCATATGAAGCCTTAACAAAATATGTTATAATAGAATTTGTATCAAATGATGAAATACTTCCATTCCACCCTTGAGTAGCTCCAGTTAAATCTCTAGTTAGAAAGACATTAATTTCTTCATTATCAATACCACCTGATTCTCCTAACCAACCCCAAATTTCAACTCCTTTTGCATCTTTTGCTACTATAACATAGCTAGCATTTCCAGTTTCTGGAGTAGTTTGCCAATCAGAAAAATCTTGTTTATTATCAGCAATTTTTGTAGTTCCACTTACTAAATCTACTGTAACTGTTCCAATTTCTTTGTCATAATTTTTAGTTATTAATTTGTAACCATCTGTATATTCACCACTAGATAATGTCATAACAGCTCTTAAAACTGATGAGTAAGTTTCAAGAATTGAAACAATAAAAATTGAGTCACCAGCATTATCAACTGAGTTTGGATCTAACGAAACATCAAATGACTCAATAATTACATCGTCGCCATCTGATTGTCTTTCATAAATATCTAGAACATAAACTCCAGATAAAGTTGGGTTTGAATGTTCTGTTAATCTTATTCCAAGTGAATTATAAAAATCTCCTCTTCCAATTGGGTATAAAAATAAAATTGGTTTAGTATCATCAACTGTTTCTAAATTTGTTTGAATTTCCTCAAACGTGTTTAAACTATCAACATAAGTAATTGTTATACTAGCTGTTGCATCAGCAGCAGCCAATTTAGCATCTAATCTAATATTAGAATATGTAGCATCATCTGGTAAAAGTCTCATCCAATATAATGCTCCAGATTCACCTAAATGATTATAAGCAATATATGGACCTTGACCATAATTTTTTCCAAAATCTTGAATATTTGGTTCACCCCACTCACTGATAAAATCAGCTCTGGAACCAACAAACACTAGTTCATTATCTCTTCCTTTATTTGAGAATCCACTTAAAAATCCAATTGTAGATGGAACAACCTGAACAAAAGTTGACAGATCAATTATTTTTGTGAAAACTCCTGGCGAAACATTTGCCATTAGCGTATCCTCCTATTAATATTTCTTTTTACTCTATTGCATTTCTTTTCTATCTTTATAAACATCCTTTTAAACTTTTAAAAATAACTATTCTATTTTATTTTTTAGATACGCTTTCAAATCTTTTACTATAATTTAAAACAATTTCCTTTATACATATAAATACCAAACAAAAAGTAACCTACGTTCAACTGACTTAATTAATGATGGAAATATTACTCTAGCAAATAAATGAAAATTACCACTATATCCTGGTGTTGTGCTCTCTGCAGAAAATAACCCCGCTTCACTTAATTGATTTCCGTTTGCATCATTTACACCAATAGTAATCTCAATTTTTAATACCAAATATCTACTATCATTTAAAGTATCTTGTTCAAAATTAACATCATCAAATTGCTTCTTGTAATATCCAGTTTGAGGATATCCAGATTCAGCAAAAGTATGATAATCCCCATAAGTTGCTGTTGAGTCACTTATCATAACATTTGAGTATAAAGCATCATCACTATTAATTGGTGGAACTGGATCTAATGGGTCAGCTGGTCTTACACCTCCATCTCCAACTCCAAACCAACAAATAAATTCATCTTTAGTAGGTGATACAAGTCCGTTATCTAAATTAACTAATCTTTGTGCTAACATTTCCCTACCAAGGTACACAACTAAATTACTTTTATGAAGTAATTTTTTTTGCCCGTCATCTGATATTTCAAAAACATGTACTTCACCTTCTGGTTTTCGAGAATGAGCTTTATTTGTATTAACTTGGTCAACTAGACATTTATCTCCATAATAATCTTTAGCTTCTATCTTTATGACCTTTGTATTTTCCATAATTTATTTCCTTTTCTAATAGTTAAAAAAAATAAACAATCTTCCATTTATATTTTGTTCTTAATTTATTACTCATTTAGTTACAACAAAAAAAAGAAGGTCATAGAGTTTATAAAGCTATTACTTATTTATAAAACTCTATGACCTTACAGATAATTACCTATACGAATTTATTTATTCTAGAAATGTTCCACAAATTGGACAAAATTTAAAAGATGATCTACATTTTGTTCCACAACTTGAGCATTCTAATCTATCTTTCACTGTTACTGGTTTTTCCACTTCTACTCCAGTATTATTAATTCCTTTTAAACTAATAATGATTACTTGACTTTGCTCAAGGTCTCCAATAGATCCATACCTAAAAGATTGACAACATTCAGAACCTTTTACAGTTATTCCCTCGTCATTTAATGGCTGACCCAAAGATTCAACACCAAGTGATTCGCACTGAACATTATAACAAAATGAACTACGAATTGATGAATTATCATTATTTGATATTCCACCAGCAGAAATCTCTATTGCATTTCTATTTACATCTGGTGTTCCTGATTGACCTTCAGAACTAAAAGTAAATTGTGGCCAGCAAGGATAATTATAATAATGGTAATGATGGTGATTACATTTTTCGTCTATAACTTTAGCTTCAGCTTTTGACTTTTCAAATGCAAACTCAACTCTAATTATTCCATCATCAATTTTATCTCCTCGATGATCTTGGATTTCTTTTGTTTTCTTTATAAACTTAAATTTATTTTTAGCAATTGTTCCGCTTAAAAATCCTTCTAGTTCTGTACTAGAATTTGGTTCAAGAATTAACGAACTATAATCAAGAATATCTTGACCATCAATATGAATTTTAACAGAAGTTTTTCTTGAGTTTAGATTTTTTAGAAGAATAGAATACTCACTTCCAAATGGTAGGAATACAGATCCATCTCTTACTCGAAGAATTTTACCTCGACATTTTACTTCTACTACGAAATTATCTTTATACGTCATGATACTTCCTCCTTAACAGGTCACAGACTAAGACCTCAATTTTTTTTGGTTTAAAGTCTGTTGGTATATATCGTATAGGTAACCATTTAATATTTGTTCTGCTATATATATTAATTAGTGAGAAGTATTATTCTTAACATTATTATTTAAAACAAAAAGGAGGCAAATTAAATTATGTCAAATTTTACATCACCAGCAGTAGTACATTCTTATGTCAAGTCTAAAGTACCAATACCAGTATTTATGCCACATGTCCAAATATATATTAATCATTGTTGGAATTGTGGATCAATTATTGACTCAAGAATTTGTACTAGGTCTTCAGCTCTAGGAATGGGATATCACTGTAATAGATGTGGTAAAGATTTAACAGAATGGAAGACAAAAATTACTATTTAAGGAGATAATATGATTGAAATTAAATTCGCAAAAATGCTCGAATATATTATTGAATCCTTCCTTCCAACTTTTACAAATAACATAGCTTTAACATTTGGAATAAGTTTATTATGGGAAAGTTTTGAAGTTGGAAAAGAAGGAAGATTTCAAAAAAAATTATTACTAGTAGCATATAGACCTTCGAATTACACTAAAATTTTACTTTATGAGTTAGATAATAAAGAAACTTTCTTCCACCTATTAGTTAAAAATAATAAAATAGATTTTAGACTTGAAAGTGACCATGACTCTTGTTGGAGAAGCGATGGATTTACATTTCTAAATAAAGTACAGAATGAAGCTGAAAAATATTTCCTAAAAAATTATAAATTAGATATAAGAGATAAAGGTCATGTATCTTCTTTTCATACTTTTGACCTCTTTGGTGGGAAACCAAAATTTTTTAATATTGATATTGAAAAGGTTAAAGATGACAACTATATAAAAACAGGAATGAGCAGATCTTATAAAATAACATTTAAAAACGAAATGAAGATATCATATATTGAAAAGTGAGGTGATTAAATGGATATGCATTTACAAGGTTGGAATAAATTAATTTGTTATTGCGATAAATGTGCCCACAAATATAATTATCCCATTAAAGAAAAAAAAGAAAAAGGAACTTGTGCATTTTGTAGAATTTCTGGTTTTATAAACCAAGTACCTCAAGTAGATATTGTTGATATTAAAGACTTTAATGAAACGGTTTGGGAGGGCGGTGGTTTTAAAGTGACTAATCAAATTCCTTTTCCAATACAACATTCTCATGACAAACTATATCCAACTCTTTCTCGAAGGATGATCAACAGCAAGTGTTTAATATTTTATGATAAAGATTTTCTTATAGTGACAAATATTAAAACTGGTCAACAAATATCTATTGAATTTTTAGAATAATATGACAACAAATTCAGATTAATTTCTGAATCGTTGGAAGAATGGGGTGCTGACTGCTGGGATTCTTGGAGCGAACCACTCTGGGGCCGTCCAGTTGGCGATTGGTTCACCCCATTCTTTTTTTTTTGCTTAACATATTTACAATTTTGACCAGAAGAAACCAACTATTTCAATAAGTTATAAACTTAGGAAGGAAAGAAAACATCTAAATGAGAAAACAAAGATTTAAAATTATGTAGGTGGAGGAAGAGGTAACTCCCCTTTTATAGATACTGTATGATATGTACCACAAGAAATTTGTAACCAATTAGTTAAAGTTCCAACTTGAACTGGTGATAATCTATCTTCTGACATATCTCCCAAACCAAGTTGACCATAGTCATTTGATCCCCAACTCCATAAAGTTCCATCAGTTTTAATTGCTGCTGTATGATATGAACTACTTATCTGACTCCAATTGGTTAAAGAACCAACTTGAACTGGTGATGATCTATCTTCTATATCTCCCCAAGACCATAAAGTTCCATCTGTTTTAATTGCTACACTATTAGAACCGCTACCACTTATTTGACTCCAATTAGTTAAAGAACCTACTTGAACTGGTGATGATTGATGTATTCTATTTCCTAATCCAAGTTGACCATAAATATTAAATCCCCATGACCATAAGGTTCCATCTGTTTTAATTGCTATTGTATGATTGCCACAAGAAACTTTAGTCCAATTATTTAAAGAACCTACTTGAACTGGTGATGATCGTCGTGTTATATCTCCTAAACCGAGTTGACCATAAGTATTAAGTCCCCATGACCATAAAGTTCCATCAGTTTTAATTGCTACTGTATGAGAAGTTCCACAAATCGCCTGCTCCCAATTATTTAAAGAACCAACTTGAACTGGTGATGATCGTCTTGTTCTATCTCCTAAACCAAGTTCACCATAGTCATTTGATCCCCAACTCCATAAAGTTCCATCAGTTTTAATTGCTACTGTATGATTATATGAACTACAAGAAACTTGTAACCAATTAGTTAAAGAACCAACTTGAACTGGTGACGATCTACTTATCGTATCTCCCAAACCAAGTCGACCATTACTGTTCTTTCCCCATGACCATAAAGTTCCATCTGTTTTGATTGCTACTGTATGTTCACCACAACTTATTTGACTCCAATCAGTTGAAGAACTAACTTGGACAGGTGATGATCTAGGTATTATATCTTTTAAGCCAAGTTGACCAAAAACATTATCTCCCCAACTCCATAACCCAAAATCTGATGGAATACTAACTGTATATTCTACAGACAATATATTACTATTTCTATATCCATCTTTATAAGTTACTGCTTTAATTAACATACTTTATTACTCCCTTAAGATAATGGAATTGGATCAGTATAGTCGTCAGATTCTCCAGGAATAGGATTACTTCCATCGGTTGTATATGCTATACTTGCTCCTAATGTTGTAGTAGTTAAAGTTATCTCAGTTCCTTCTGGATATTCACCTGCTGGTAGAGACGCAACAGGGATACTACATTGAGGAGGACTTTCACACCCAACTATAATTCTATCTCCACTTTCTTGTAAAATTCTGCCGCCGCCTTCTTGTGCAAGATAACATTTAACAGAAGAAACAAATTCACTTGTAATAAATACTAGATCAAAACCATGTGAACAGTCAAAACTTCCTTCTTCATCAAAATCTCTAAATCCAGACGACTGATAATATATAAGTGATGTACTATCACAACATGTTGAGTCACAAATAATTGAATCTGGACCAGATAAAATCTCAGAAACTATAAAAGCTGTTCCATCACCAGGACATCTCAAATAATCCTTAACTTCTTCTGTTACACTAATATTTATTTCTTTATCTACTACTGCACCATAATCATAATTAGAACCACAATCAAATGTTTCTCTAGAATAATACGAAGCTCCTGAGGTTGTATCAACACAAATCATTTCACTATATTTTTGCCAATATGTTGACCAACTTATACCTGTCAATGGTTTACTTGTTAATGAAGAAATATGACTCTTAATACAAACATAATGATTATTATATTGGTCAGGAACCAAGTCATTTACTGCATATACAATTTCATCTAACCAAAGTCCCTTCCACACAGTAGATATAGCAGGAGGTGAAATAACTTCTCTAGAACATTTAGTTGTTCCACCACAGTTTTCACAAATATTAATACATGTAGTATCTTCACCACAACAAGGAGAACTATCACCAGTCATAAAATCATGAAATATTAAACTAGTATCAATTTCTATTTGATCTTCAACAACAATACTATTAAACAATCTATTCTTAATACGAAGAGATTCTAGTAATAATAATCTAGCTCGAATAGGTTTAAAAAAGTCGATTACTGATTCTAAATCTTTAAAAAATTCCTGAATACCAAATAAAATAAATCCAAAATTTAAAAATCCCAAACCAATATTATTTCGAACCCAAACAGAAATATCTTTAAATAAAGAATATAAAACATCTAATGAACTACCAGCTGAATCTAATTGAGATTTAATATCTGGAGCAATTATATTTAACCAATAACCTGCGCTATTTTTATCAACTAAAAAATTAGTAGGAATTTTTCTAGTAAATAAATCATAATATCTTTCAAGTCTTATTTCTCGATCAGCTCTACTTGTTGGAAATTGTGTAATTAGATTAAATTCAGTAATTATATCTACAGAACTTGTATTTGTTCCATCGTAACATAAATATCCTCTATCTGATGATGGTTCAACTCCAATATTAAAAAGTTTATTAAACATATATAGCGCAGAAAGATATAACTCTAATAAACTTCTTACTTCTTTAATGTATGTAATTTCAGCATCTGCAGTTGGAAGATCGCCAGTGCTTTGGTAATAATCATATTGATCTTGAACTTTTCGAATTAAAATTGCAACCTCATCTCCTTCGAGATCTATAAGAGGTTGAATACCTATATATGGTACCTTACTTGGTAAATTAATATTGAGATTTTTATTTAATTGTAAGATTTGTTGTTCAGTATATAACCAATGTGGATCACCAGAAGTAATATTACTAAAAGGAAATTGAATAATAGTTGGGCTTATTGAAGTCCCAGCAACTGCTTTGCCCTCAAAAAATAATGAATTTTGATCTTTAAGTTTAAGAAAGAATTCATAAATATCAACTTCAGCTACACCATAATACTGAAGAACATCTACTAATGATTGAGGGGTTCCTTTCACCTTATATAAATTAACAAGGTCTAGAAAAAATTGAATTTTTTGTTCAAGTGGATTATCATCTATACCTTTTAATTGTATTGAGTACGGAAAGCCGAAACTTCTAAATAACTCATCTAAATCTAAATTTGATAATGAATGTGGATCAGAAATTTGTGTAGAATAAGTGATTAGTGATTTATGAGAAGCATATAGATCAATTAAAAATTTTCTAAGTCTATTCCAATCAGTTATACCAAATGAAACTTGATCAATTACACTACTAAAATAATTTTCTAGTTTGGTTCTATCTGCTTTAGCAAGAGCATCTAAAGAATTAGTAATATCTGAGTTACATCTAACAAAAACCCATTCGTTTTGTTCTTGAGGCTGTGGATGCTGATCAAACCATTTAACCTGACCAATGTTGGAACCATAAATCTTTTGATAATAACCTGCGCCATTTATAGATGCACGTATCTTCCAAAAGTCATTTATTAAACGATTTACTGTCTTAGCCATTTAATCTCCTTACGTCCTGCAAGCAATATCAAAAAATACTTCTCTACTTGTTATAAAAGAAAAATATTCATCAATTAATTTTAATTCAAAACAAGTTTCAAGTAAAGTCCCAGTTGTAATTAAGTTTAAGTTATTATAATTTTGATAATTATGATAAATTTTTAAATCAAGATATAAATAAATAAGTCGGGACAATGGAGTATTTAATGACTCAAAATTCGCATATAATATTGCTGTTCCTGCAGTTGAATCCACAAACTGAACTGAAGTCGAATCAATTATTGTAACAGATGTAGAATTATGTCTATATCTTAATAAAGTATCTAATAGTATAAAATCATGAGTTTGAAAATTAAATATATTTTCACCAGCACTATCAGGAATATAATATTTAGATGATGGATAAATCATTAATCTTTGTCTAGTTAAAGTTGGCCAGCACTGTTTTCTATCTTCATTTTTATATAGATAAATATAAGAATCATACGGGAAACTATCACTACATAATAATTCGATAACAGTTCCAGAGGTCAAAAAAATTTCGTCAACTGGAACAGGCGCCGGAATTTCATACCTATTAATAATAGAATTAACTACGAAATTATATAAATAGAATTGAAATTCAGGGACCAGAGCCGTACTTGCTAATATCATATACATATCCTCTTTGCTAGATTTCCAGTACTACATTCTGTTCCTGTTTTATGTCCATATTTGTAATGACATTCTTCACAACAACTCCAGGCAAAATCAGGATCAAGAACAAATAAAGGTTCTAGTTTTTGTGGACGTTCGTGGTGGACTTCAGTTGCTTTTTCTCCACAGTACTGACATT